TTGGTTGGTTCTATCCGTCTGCGAGTTCAACTGAAATAGATAGATACGTAATTTACAATTATCAAGATAAAGTTTGGTATTACGGACAGCTATCAAGAACAGCTTGGCTAGATTCAGGCGTAGAGTCATTTCCGCAAGCCACCTCAACAAGCAAACTATTTGAGCATGAAATTGGCTTTAACGACGATGGATCGCCTATGACTGGTGTATTTATAGAAAGCTCAGACTTTGATATAGGTGATGGCAATAACTTTCAGTTTATTCGTAGAATATTGCCCGATGTTAGGTTTATTGAAGATCCAAACAACGGCTCAGTAAATTTGGTTATAAAGACTAGAAATGGTAATGGTTCTTCTTTGACAACCAAGGCTACTAGCGAGGTTCAAAGTACTACGAATCAATTACATATTAGAGCAAGGGCGAGGCAAGCAGTTTTACGTTTAGAATCTAACGATGATGCGGCAAACGACGGTAATTTATCCGTTGGTTGGCGTTTAGGAGCAACCAGATTGGACGTGAAGCAAGATGGTAGAAAATGAGCAAGCTCCTACCAACGCGCTTACCGCTTGCTCAAGCTGATGTAACACCCGACATTTTTAATAGACTTGTTAGGATTTTAGAGATAAACTTAGGTTCAATAGATCCTGATAATACTTTACAGTTATCGACTATTGAACGTGACAAATTAAATTTTAATCTTGGCACGCTGATCTTTAATACATCAACCAAAGTGTTGCAAATATTTAATGGGACTGAGTTTATTGATTTGATGAGTGAACCAGACCCAAAAGGCTTTGAAGCCCAGGGTTTAGTAGGTGATGTATCGATAAAGATAGCAGGCGACATAATAATAACCCTGTAAAATTAAAGAGTTACATATGAGAGAGAATATGCTACAACAAAAAGAAGAAGGCTTGGCAACTTTAGCTGCGTTAGGGAGAAACGAAGATACTTATTTGGCCCACGTAGCTCCAAACGAAATGATCGTCCCCGCTCAAGTTTTACGCGATAATCCACTTTTAAAAACCTACGTTCTTAATTCAATCAGTAAGTATGGTGTAGATCCAAATAAATATATTGTTGGTAACGGCGATATGGATTTAAATCCACTTACAGGCTTACCCGAGTTTGGCTTTCTCTCTAAAGTATTTAAAAAAATTAAAAAAGTAGTTAAGAAAGTTGCTCCTGTTGCAGTAAACTTTATACCTGGCGTTGGGCCTGTTGCAAAAGCAGCCCTTACAGCGGCAGCTGGTAAAGCTTCTGGCTTATCAACAAGGGATGCTTTATTAGCGGGAGCTACATCTTTTGCTGGTAATAAAATGTTTGGTGGGGCAACTCCAACAGGCGGATCAGCAGCAACGGGCAATATATTTCAAAGAGCAAAAGAATACATTTTACCTGGTCAAGATAAAGTTGGTTTATTTGGCAATATTAGAAAAGGCATCGGTAGTTTTTTTGGCGGGGATAATACTGTTGTTCAACAAGGAGATACTTTATCAAGTATTGCTAAAAAATCTGGCGTATCTGTTCAAGATTTAATTGCAGCAAACCCTCAGATAGCTAACCCAGACTTAATACAAGCAGGAATGAAAATTAATATTCCTGGTGGCGGGGGCAGATTTTTTGGTGGCACCCCTGGTCAAAGTAGGTTAGGAACAATAGAAGATTTTATAAAAGGCAAAACATCTGATCCTGTTAGGCAAGGCGGTTTTCTTGAAGGTGTAATGGGCGGAACACCTGGTCAAAGTCAAATTGGAATGATAGAAGATACTTTACGCGGTAGGCCATCTGATCCCGTAAGACAAAACCAACAATCAGGTATAGGTGGTTTGTTTGGCGGCCTAGCTGGTGGCAATCTAACAATACCTGCCTTATATGGTTTGGCTTCATATTACGGAGCAAAAAGAGACGAAGGCGGTCTAGCTGCAACACCAGCTACAACGATGGATCAATTAGGCAGATACCAAATAGCGCAAAACTTAGGGACAGGCGGTAGCAGAGAAGATTTTGGTTTATTGCCAGCACCTAAAGCATTACAATTTGCTGTTGGTGGAGAAGCTGTAAAAGAACTAGACATGCGCCAAGGCGGTGAATCGGCAGGCCCAGGAACAGGAACTTCAGATGACATACCAGCGATGCTAAGTGATGGTGAGTTTGTAATGACTGCCAAAGCTACACGTGGAGCAGGCGCATTTGACGTTAACAAAACCAAATCTGGTATTGAGCTTATTAAAGGTGGTAGCGCTTCACGCGAAGAAGGTGTAAAAAACATGCGTGAGTTAATGAATATTTTTGAGGCAATATAATGGCTTTACCAGAAGGATATAGTTTTACAAGACCTAGTGATAGATTTTATTCTTCAGTCATGCCACCATCAGGCATGCGTTTTGCTTATGGTCCTGGCGGAGAAAGAAAAGCAGTTCCGTTTAGTAATTCAAGTGGTGGATCATCATCTGGGGCAACCCAAGTTAATCCTATTCTTACATCTGTATCGCCTACCGAAACAATATCTGATCCTTTTGTTAGAGAGCTTTACTTTGGCTCTACTGATACACCTGGATTAATAAGACAAGCTACAGACGCCGCGCAAAAAGCTATATTAGACCAACCAGCAATACTACAAGAAACAGCAGGTCTTAGCCCAGATGAGATAAGAGCAAGAGAGATAGCCAGAGCAGGTATCGGTTCTTTTCAACCATTTTTACAAACTGCGGAACAATCTTTTGGCAGAGGACTCGGAGCTTTACAAGGCAGTATAGGTTTTGGTGGTCCAAGCGCAAGGCAACTTCTAAGTGGTTCTTTGCGTGGCTTTGATCCAAGTATGACAGGCCAGTTTTACAACCCGTTTGAAGAACAAGTGGTTCAACGAACTATAGATGATACTTTGCGTGCTGCTGCGCAACAAGATATAGCGCAAAGGGCATCCGATATAGCAAGAGGTGGTCAATCAGCTTTTGGTTCTAGGGCTAGACTTACTGCTGAAGAAAGACAAAGAGGTATTGGTAGAGGTTTAGGCGAGGCGCTTTCCCAAATTAGATCAGGCGGTTTCTTAACTGCCCAAGACAGAGCGCTACAAGAACTTGAAAGACAAAGAGAGGCAGCAAGAAGAGGGGCTGCTTTAGAACAAGGCTTTGGTCAAGACTTATCTGCTGCGCAAAGATTATTTGGCTCAGATATAGCAGACTTAGGTGCTACGCAACAAAGACTTAGAGGAATAGATATAGCCAACCTAACTGGATTAGGAGCAACAGAAAGAGGTATTGAAGAGCAAAGACTTGCAAGACAATTTGCTCAACAACAAGCTACAAGAGATGCGCCTTTGTTAGCTACTCAATTTATTCAAGGGTTTGCACCCAAATATGTTTCAGGTACAACTCAAGTAGCTAAAACATATGGCATACCAAAAGATCCTTTAGCAGTAGGGCTAGGTGGTTTTTTATCGGCTTATAGCGCTATGAAAAGACCTATACAGCCAGCTCCTCCTCCTCCACCCGCGCCAAACACTGACCAAGGGGTAGATGATTACCGAAGCCCTTTTAATAGAGACCTAACTAGCAATCCGCAAACAATATTTGGATTACCAGCAAACAGGGTCGAGGCATTAGAGCGTGCACGAACAGCTGCTGACATTAATAATCCGCAAGCATTTCAAGATGTAATTCAAGGTCAAATTTTCCAACCAAGCGGCTATCAACCTGTAAATCCCGTAACTGGTGCTCCACAAATAAACATGCCGAGTAGTTTGCCAGCAGTAGCACCAACTTTACCAAGCTTTGGGCTACCGCCAGCTTTTAATGTTGACAATCCAGGGGCTAATTTGCCCTACAATCCATTTGCGCCGAGAAGCTAAATGAGCGTTTTAAATAGAAAAATGTTTGCAACGGGAGATGTCGCTAGCAACCCTTTTGTTGATTCCTACGATGAGTTTGAGCCATATCAATTAAATTTTACGATAGAGCCTAAAGGCGAAGGTTTTGTAGCAGTACAAAGAAATCCAAGAGGTGAGGTTGTAAAAGAAACTCCTATTAATACAGCTTTATCTGTTACAGGTGATCCTGTAGAGGCATATCAAGTACAAACTAAAAATGAGGCTTTGAGAGCGATCAAAGATACAGGCATAGGTATAGTTGGGTTGTATGGTGGTAGATCTTTGGCAAGACCAATATTTAATCGTCTTTCTCCTATGCTTACAAAAGCGGTTACTTCAAATAGATTTTTAAATCCTTTTACTTCAAAAAAATTACCAGGTGTTGCAACTCCAGGTAAAAAAGGTTTTCAACCTCAAGACCCAACCAAGCTTTCTTCTTATCAAATCGGTTTAAAACCAGGGGCTAAGTTTGGTCTTTTTTCAGGCTTAGGTTTAGGCGGTTTGACAGCAGCCCAAACAACTGAGGAAGAAGTTGCTGAAGAACTTAGAAAATTAGAAGAACAGCAAGGCTCTGCGGCAACTAAAAAACAAGAAGTTAAAGATAAAACAGCCATAGATCCTTACTTTGGCGGTATATCTGACGAAGAAATAGATAAAGTTTTAGGGGTTAGTCAAGATAAAATTAATAAAGAAGTAGAAGATCAAGATCAAATTAATCAAGATGCTTCGCTACAAATAACAGGCGATTTTCAAGATAGGATGTTGGATGATAAAAACTTAAATCGTCTTTTAAGAGAGACTGGTGTTAAATTAGTAGAAGAGGGTAGATTTTCAGGTATTGCATCTGGAGCCGCATCGGCAGCCAGTTTAAGGGCAGCTGAGGAAAGCGCAGAAAAATTAGCAAAAAGCCAACCTTCAGAATTTGCAGAATTTTTAGCTAAAGAAAAAATTAAAAATACCTCTCCAGATAAAATTGCAAAACAAACAAATGATCTTGCGCAAGCGGTAAGTGACTACGAGCAAGGCCAAGTAACTTTACAGATGTTCAATTCTGTAAAAGAAATTATGGAAAAGTCTGATATTACAGGACTTGGCCCCATAACAAAATCTTTAGCTAATCAAGTTGCTGGTTTTTTTAATCCAAACATACCGCTAAGCCCAAGAGAAAGAGCTGTTGTAATTTTAGAACAAATAGCTAACGGTAATATTAAAACTATCACTGGTGAAAGTGGCAGAACAATATCAAATGTTGATAGACAGATAGCTAGACAGTTAGTTGGCGATTTAAAAAATCCTCTTACTAGAGAAACCGAAGTGTTAGAAAAAATTAATACACAAATTAATTCTGTAAATCAAAGATCACAAAAAGCTTTGAACGAATATAAGGCAACAAGTTTATTTTTTACACAAAACGATTTACCTGTACCGCTGGCTCCACAAACTTTTGCATTTGATACAACTAGCAAAGAAGGTAGAATTAGACTAAAAATTCAATGATTTACGAAATAGAAACCCCTGACGGCAGAATAATAGAGGTAGAGGGCCCTGCTGGAATGGAGGAAGAAGCTATAAAAAAAGTAAAATCTTTTTTAGCAGAAGAAAGCACAGCTAAAATTTTTGACGAGGAAAATTTTGATTACGAAACAGGGGTCAAGGCTCCTGGTCTTAGAGCTCAGCTTGATTTAGCAGAAACTCAAGAAGAAAAAGAGTTGGTCTTAAATCAAAGAGTTGGTTCGCAAGGCTATATCAGAGATTCAGCAAATAATTTTGCACTTACCCCATTAGGCTTACGCCGTCTAGGCATTTTACCAAAAACAAATAAAAATGTGATTATTGACGAATCTGGTTTTTCATCAGGCGATTTTGCTGACTTTGCTGGAGTGGTTGGCCCAATCGCAGGTGCAGTAGCATCCTTATCTCCACATAGCAAATTATTACGTTTAGTTAGCCAAGTTTTCAAAAACAAAAGATGGCAAAGAGCAACCGCTGTAGGTTTAGGTTCGGCAGCAGGGGCAGGTGTTGAGGAGGCAGGTGAGTTGGCAGCGGGACTACAAGCTCAATCAGCAGGCGAGATAGCAAAAGATTTAGCTTTTGAGGCTGCAATTGGCGGTTTGTCGCAAGGCTTGTTTGAAACAGGTGGAGCAGCCGTACATGCAATGCTTGGCAGAAAAGCAAATATAGTTGATGTGAATATAGCTAGAGCTATAGCCCAAGGCGCAGATCCTAGCGAACTTATAGAACTAGGGACAAAGCTTGGCAGAACACCAACATTTAAAGATGTTAAAGATGCTCAAGCAAAAAATATAATAAAATCATTTACTCCAGCAGCAGTATCACAAAGAGCTATTGGGAGAGAAATACCTGGTAGACTTCAAGCAGCTGCCGAAACTGTTTTTGGTAGAAAAGAGAGAGATGACGCTTTAATTAAATATGGCAACGAGAGGTTGCAAGAGGCCTTAAAAAAACTTGGTGCAGTTGATACAGAAATAGAAAGTTTTGCAGGCTTAACAAGCGCTGGCAAATTTACAGCTAGAGAGTTTGATGAATACATGCAAACTTTATCGCAAAAATCTGCAACAGCTAGAACTGAAGTTGATAACATCATTAAAAACACAATTAAAGGCATAGATGAGGGGGCTTTTGATGGCGACATCACCAGAGGCGGAGTTGGACAAGCCTTAAGGAACCAACTAAAAGATTCTTACGATCAAATCTCTAAAACATTTCAAAAAAGAGAACAATCTATTGACGAATTTTTACAAGCTAATGGGTTAGATGCAATTGATGGAAAAATTAAATTAGATTTAAGACAACTGCAAAAAGAATTAGAGCAAATTACAAGACGTTACCCAACCATAGACAAGACACTAGCTGATGATGTTAAAGCACCGCCGATAGCTGTTTTAAAAAAAGTAATAAGTGATGCGCAAAAAAAAGAAGGCGGTATATCTATTGAGGCTCTAAATAATACAAGATCGGCTTTACTTACTTTACAAAGAAATATTGGTTTACAAGGTGGTAAACAAAGTGTTTTTCTCAAAGACGCAATAAATAGTATTGATAAAATATTTGATGGCCTAGCTAGTGGATCAAGCTTTACTGCAATTAAAGGTTTGCTTAGAACTGGAACTCAAAAAGAAAGTTTTGCTAGTATTAAACAAGCAGCCAAAATGATTAAAAACTATAATGATGATTATAATGCTGCCATTAAACCATTTAACGATGTTGATGTAGCAAGGGTTACACATAAAGCAAGATTAGGCTCAAAAGATATTGATGAAATCTATTCAGTAATTTTAAAACCAAACAGACCAGAACTTTTGACAAGGTTTTTAGATGCTATAACTGAAGTTGAAGCAACAACTAAATTTGGCATGTTGAGAACGGGCGTAAAAACAAATCAACCACAAAGACAAATTATTAAAGAGCAACTACGCAATAATTTAATCAGAGAGGCCGTAAGAAAATCAGTAAATGTTGTTGATGACACTATAAATCCTGTCACATTTGCAAGGGAAATTAACAGGCTTGGAGAAACAACAAAAGTATTATTTGACGACGTGCCAAATTTTCAAAGAGTGATTGATGACTTTACAAAAATTAATACAAATTTTCCAACTTCAAAACTACAAAGTATTGCAGAAAATTTAAACTCGAAAGAATTTACGCAAGCCTTACAAAAATTTACCGACGCGGATAATGCAAGAGCTTTAGCAGAATCTGATAGATTTATTAGCAGAGTAACAAACGCCGCGCCTGATGAGGTTGTTGATACGGTTTTTAGAAATGGGCAAGCAGCCAATATCGCAAAAACAAAATCAATATTAGGAGCTGATAGCCAAGCTTTTCAAGAAGTGCAACAAGAAAGCATGCGTAATTTATTAAGGTTGACCGTTGGTCCAGGTAAAAGAATAGACGAAATATTTAATCCAGACGCACTTGAAAGGGCCCTAAATGCAAAAGGAAATGATGTATTGCGAGAAATGTTTGACGATGCAACCGTTAAAGGGTTGCGTAATTTGGTACAAGATTTAAGAGTGATGACGCAAGGCGATAAGGGTGGAGCGGGAACTTTGATAGCTGGAGCTGTTGCTGTAAACGCTTTTAATTTAGCTTACGTCCCTATTTTAATAAAACTTGGAGTTATGGGTTCTATATTAAGAAACCCTGCTGTTGTTAGAAGATTAGCCAAAACAGATAAAGAAAGTGTGAACATAGTATTAGATGCGACAAAAGATGCTCTTAGATTATTTCTACCAATCTCTTTAGGTAACGAAATACTTGAAACAACAAGAGACTTATCAGACTTAGCAATAAAAGAATACCAAAAAGCAGATGAAGAATTAAATATATCAGAGACAATTAGCGAAGTTGGATCTGATATTTTGACAGCACAAAAACAAATACCTAGATTATCTGCTAGTTTAGATTTACCCGAAGTTCAGCAAATACCACAAAGGTCTGTAGGTATAACAAGCCCAAGCGTTATAGGTTTATCGCCAGCTAATAGAGATATTGCTGAGCGTCGTATGAGTTAAACAATACCCAACTCATCTCTATCAAATCCAAGCGCATGCTCTGATAAACAATCGAGCTCTTCCTTGGCTAAGTGTATGTAAGGCTCAGAGTCCTCTTCATAGATTGGCTCTTCAATCGTTCCGTAGCGGACATCGTAAACTTTATCTTTTTTCCAAGTATGACCATAAACACTATCAGTCATAGCAAAGACCACCAAGAAAGGATGATTCGTTGCCAAAGACAAAGCTGATCCCATTCTAAGCTTACTAGCCGAAAGCAGCAAAGTATCGTATCTATCAATACCAAAGGATCTGCATTTTACTTCTAACCAAAAACAAGAGTCTTTTGACTCACACCAATAATCTAGCCCGTAGCTGGTTGGTAGTTTATGACACCTAACATTCCAAAGGCCTTCGATAAATCCAGCGACTCTCTCTTCTCTTTTTTGATCGTTGATTGTTTCCATTTTAGGATTCATATTTTTCTCCCTTTTTAAATGTAACGCGTATGTAATATTTTCTGAGTATGGCAAAAATGGTAAAAACAAATGTTTGGGCAATAGATGTTGCTAAGATAGAAGCGTTAAAATAATTGCAGATATTCAACACCGTAAGCGATATGGGAAAAGCCAGTAAAAAGCCAACCCCTACATCACTCATAGTTTCTTTGAGTGCGTATCTATCAATCTTCACTGAAAAACTCTGGGTCGATTGCAACAATCCTTTTGGTCGGTCTACCCGTCCCCTTGGCACGTAAATCTTTCTCTTGTATTTCGCCTGAATTTTTAAGCCGTTCTATAATCTCTTTGACTTCATACGACTTCATTGATCTGAATATCTCTCGCCTATCAATATCACGCTTGCTTATACCCCATTCGCCTTGGGATCTGATAAAGCTGAGTATCTGTTTAATACGACCCTCCATCTCTGAACCTGCAACTTTGTCGCGACAAGCCTCAATCAATACCTGGTCGTAATACATGACATAATCTATAGCCCACTTAGTAAATGGTGCTTCTATCCTTTTTGCATACCTGTTATCAGCTAAAGCACATATCATTGCAAGTCGCATAGATTTTTCTCTGGTTCTTGAAAGTAATACTTCGAGCCCCTCTTTTTCTAGTTTGTTTTGTCGGTCAACAAGATCGTAGGCAAGCTTTTCTAAAAGTATTTTACTTTCATCACTAAAACTTATAAGGCGTTGCTTGAAATCTAACTCAGCGTTATCTCTTGATATTTGCTCCATTTCATCGCGCACCTCTCTAATACCTACCACCCAATCAGATATAGGTTTAGGTGGCTTGACAAACTTCTTCATCTTACCAACGACTCTTGGCAGAGTAGATTCAACCACGATAAATCTATTGAGAAACCCATCGACAATACGGCCTGTTGATAAAGCGCCATAAAAATTCTTTGGCACACTCATACCAACCAAGGTAATAGCTGGTTTAACTGTTGATCTATCAAGGGCTTCCTTTTGTTGTTTTTGGGTTAGCGTCATCATCGAGTAATTATCTGGACGCAAGATACCATGACACCTACCCCAAGTTTCCATAAGGACTTGTAAGGCATCTTCTTTGTTAGAGTTACTAGAATTAGATATGCTTTCAAGCCTTTTACCAAACTCGTCCATTACTGTTATATGAGTTGGTTTGTATCTAAGCAAAGAGTAGATAGCGCCACTAGAGGTATAACCATCGCCCGCCATAAGGTCTAAGTAATCAGCTTGCTCTAAGATGGCCTCTATAACTGTTTTTACATTCTCTTTGCCCTGCCCTGATTTTGCAATACACATGAAGAACAAAGATGAAAAGTTATTCATATCTGTTTTATACATACGTCCAAGTGCTACAGATCCTAAAGCCAAAGATGCTTGCATGCTAAGTGCAGGCTGAGCTATTTGGGCTACCTGTTCTGAGTAATCAAAAATGTCTTTTAATATGCCTGGCGGACTAAATAAATCTACTGGTTCTGCAATATTAACTTGTTTAGATATGTAAGCTGGGGCTTGTTGGTTTTTTCTATCATGGGTTTTTTGTATGCTATTAACAGTAGTTTCTATTTCTGATCCAGGTAAAGGCGGAACATTTTGTTGGTTCCAAGCATTAACAAAAAAATGCACAAAGTCTGTATTAAGATTCTTAGCAACCAAATATCCAGCCAATCTAGCTGCTTGGTCGTTCCTTGAGCCTTGGCTAACGCCGTCTAAAGAAAAAGGAGTTTGTATAGGATTACCGTTGGCTTTCTCAGCTCCTGTAATCATTACCCAAAGTTCTTTGGTAAAGTTTGGCAAATCGCTGACATCATCTAACTGCCAATCATGTATAACTATTGGCTTATAGACATTGCCGTTGGCATGAATATTATGGGGGGCAATAATAAGACCGCCTGCCCCTCTTATATCAATCAGTTTTGCGGGATCGCCCTCTGCGGTTCTTTTGGCTACATAGGTGGTGAAGTTTTCTGGGTTGTTGTAGTAGTAGTGGACGCCTTTGCCTGTTGCTACTTTAAATGGAGTTACAGGTAGATTTTTATCTGCCCAAGCTACGGCCTCTGGAGTATCAGCATCAGCAACGATAAAGTCACCACATACCAAAGCAACAACTAGGTCATTGCGATTTTCAAACCACTTGGTTATTTGTTCCGTCGTCGGTTGTTGGGTTTTGTATTGCTCCCAACCGCCTAGCTCTTTTGGTGGTACTTTATTTTTTCTTTGTAAAGGTACTACGCTTACGCCATGTTCCGCATAGGCAAGTGCTAGATCCAACGCAGAATCCTGCGATGTTACTTGTATGTTGAACACTAAACTTCAATTTCATCCACAGGGCCGTATATTGATTCAAAATCAAGTTTGCCGCCAGTAGCTTTGATAATAAGTTTTGCTTGTTTAACAGTTGGTTGGCGATGTCCATACCGCCAGCTTTTAACTGTAGCTACAGGGCAACCAAAAAGTTCAGCAGCGGCGTCAGTGCCGAGGAACTCGATGTATTCTTTAAGTGTGTGTCTTTCCACTTTTCTCTCCTTATATTCAGGCTCTACTATTTTACTTATTTCATGTAAACTAACCTTTGTCAGTTCAAAAAGTCTGAAATAGTAATTAGCTATCCATTGATTTTGTTTTTGTAATTTCGTTGACATTTCCTCTCCTATAACTTTTTGTCTTTTTTCTTATTCCGCTTATTGTATTTTATTTTTACATGAATTAAAATACCCTACATAAAAAAAAGGAGGACTATATGTCTATAAGTGAAAGAATCACCGATCCTAACAATCTAGTAGAAAAACAAGGAGCCAAGCTTCTTATCTACGGTTCGTCAGGAGCGGGTAAAACAACCGCCTGTGCATCCGCACCAGGTAAAACTCTAATCATCAGTATGGAAGCAGGGCTTTTGTCTATTAAAGGCGCTACCAATGTTGATGCCATAGAGGTCAAAGAAGCAAGCGACATTGAAGAGATTGCTGCTGCACTAGAAAAAGGAGAGCTGGCTTACGATACAGTTTGCCTGGATAGTGTTACAGAAATGTCTGAAATATTGTTGGCTTCAGAAAAACTTAAATCAAAAGATCCGCGTAGAGCTTACGGCGAAGTCATTGAAGTGATGACCCGTACGATGCGTAGATTTAGAGATTTAAAAGTGCATGTTATCTTTGTTGCGAAAGAGGATAAACTTCGTGACGAGCAAACAGGCGCATTTCACTATCAACCAATGATGGTTGGTGCAAAGCTACCTGTCCAAATACCTTACTTCTTTGATGAGGTTTTGGCTTTGCGTATCTTTGAGGGTGAAGAAAACGAGCAAGGTAAGAAAGTTCCTGAACGATGGTTGCAGACTGTCGGTGGAGCTAATTACATTGCTAAAGATAGAAGTGGTAAGTTGGATGATTTCGAGGCCCCTAACTTAACGCTTATTATTAAAAAACTAGGCTTCGATATAGGAGAAGAGAAAAATGGGTGATTTTGATAATGTAGAAATCAGCTTTGAAGATCCATCGAGTACTATACCAGAAGGTATTTATACGGTGGAAGTATCTAGTTGCGAAAAGAAAGACTCGAAAGCGGGTAATCCATACCTGGCTTTAGAGGCTAAAGTGGTTGGAGAAAAATTTGCAGGTTGGATCTTGCGAGATAACTTCAACCTTTGGTATGAAAACAGCGATACTGACAAACAAGACATGGTCAGAGAAATTGCAGGACGACAGTTCGGCTCTTTGTTAAAAGCTGTTGACATGGACAAAGCTCCAGATAATGCGTCTGCATTACAAGGACTTAAAGTCGAAGCTATTGTTGGTATTGAGGCCAGCAACAATCCTGATTATCCTGGCGATAATAATAGGATTGAAGGTTATCAACCTATTAGCTCAGATACTAGCTTCCCACCAAAGGACGATGTTCCTGACTTGGGTGTTAGTAATAGCGAGGCAAAACCTAAAAAGCCAAGCTTGTAAATATATTTGATGGCGGTTCTTCATCGACCATGAGCGCGGGGCGCCATCATCATTCATAAAACTCCGCGCTCATACCTTTTTTACTTGACATTTCAACAAACCCTATAAGGGGCTATCAGACGCTCGTAGTTTAAATTTTGGTGTTTTAGATACTAGATGTTAGACCAGCCACAGATATGTGCAGGAACAAAGCCGAGTGAGGTCGATTTTGGAAAAAGGGCCCTAAATTTTGCTATCTATTTTAATCGTGGCAAAAACAACTTATAGAATCATCTGGAAACAAATCAAATTGTTTTGCATCAACCTTACTTTTTTCAACTAACTCTATATAGCTAATTTGTTTATTAAAATGAAAAAATCTTTTTTCTATTTCGGTATAAGTTTTATCATTTCTTTCTTCTGCAAATTTTACATTTTGTTTTTCTTTTTCAATCCACCAATCAGCTAGCTCTGGCTTTTCTTTGATTATTTGTAGCTTAATTTTTGTCCCTTTCAAAAAACATAAATCGCAATTACCAGCAACAGTCTGATTATTTATCACACTTAGCTTTAAATCAAAATCATTATTTTTCCAAAAATTAATGACATCATGTTTAGTGACTTGATCCTCATATAAAGGCATATAACTTTCAAAATTATTTTTACCCGTACTGTTTGCTTGTTTTTGTTTTGCAACTCTTTGAGGCTCATCTGCTCTTAAGCCCAAAAAAGTAGTCCACTCCTTAAATCCCTTCTCTTTCATAAATCTTTTAAACACATTTACTTTTAATTCTTGCGTACAAAATCTTTGAAAAACATTAGGAATAACTTTTCTTTTATTAATAAGATTTTCAAAAGGCTCTCCGTTTCTGCTAGCGGTCAGATAGTCAACTTCTTTTGTTCTATATATTGGTCTTTCTTCATGTATATCTATTTCAAGCCAATGCACTTTAACATTCCATTTCTCTTGACAATCTCTAACAAAATCTAAAGTCTCTGGCATTTCTTTTCCCGTGTTAGCAAAACAAACAAACATATCTTTAGGCAAAGAATTATTGTTTGCATCTAATATTTTTCTCAACATATATCCAGATGTTCTTCCACCACTAAAAGTGAGTAAAGACGGACTGTTTATTTTATATGGGTTCATACAAATATTTTATCAAATAATTGTAGTCAAATAGACAAATCAACTAAATTTGGTTGATTGTAGATAGTTGGCTTGCCATTTTCTTCGTATTCTTTGTAATTGTCTAAGAATTTTGCCATACGCTCCCAACCTTTATCCATTTGCTCGTTGTTCATACGAAAGAGTTTAGATGCGTAAGGCGGAGTTTTTTCTTGAGCAGCAAAAATAAAATCTTTGACGTTGTAGCCTGCTTGTTGCAAACCACGTCGATACCAAGATGCTTGCATGTCGTAGCCGTATTCTTTGACTGACTCAATAAAGCTTTCAGGATTACAGCTCTTGGTTGTTTTATAATCGACCAAGATGATGTCATTGTCAGCGTAGGGTTTTTTTACAGGCGAACAAAAAACATCTGGTCTGCATTTACAAAGGACATCGCCCTCATACCAATAAAAGCTGTTTTCAATTACTTTTGAATCAGAGTCGATATACATCCAGGCTTCATCAATTAAATTGTCGCGCATGCCTTTGATGTCGTTGTATTCTTTTTCATTAATTACAGTAAGGCCACGCTCTAAATAATCTTGCTTTAATATTTTGTTAGCATTGGTATAAGGCGATCCAGTTATAACGGCAACATCGTTTTGAAAGGCAGATTCACCCTCTACAATATAAGAGTGAGCAGCCGTTCCAAAGTTCATAGGCGGCGTGGTCTTTTGTTCTTTTTGAATGGCGTGTATTTGGGACTTGCCAAAGGCTCTGACAAAAGAACTAGAAATACCTGGGCCATCATGGTAAACAGCGTTAGGCACGTCGCTATAAACAAAGGCATCGCCTTGCTTGGTAAAATTATATTCTTTTAGTTCATCTATCATATTCATACTCCAGTTTTAAAGTTTGTATCACGCCATTGTTAAACAAAGGCTTGGGTAATTTGCGTAAAGATCTTTTGAGATCTAAAATGTTTTCGATATTGGTTTTGTTTTTTTTGTATGCGGGGCTGCCGATCTTGTTCCAATAATTTGTTATTTCTGCGTGTTGTTCTTGCGTGCCTGTAAAGGACAAAGTTAGATTGGTGCTTTTAAGTGGCAAGAAAACAAAGCCTTGCTCATCTTTAAATGGATAGCACTCTGCGGGTTTACCTATTTGCATGATGTTCTTTAATTAGCTTTTCAGCTTTGGCGTTGACCTGATCGGCAAACCACCAGGCAAAGTATAATTCTTCAAGCAGGCTCATTGTTCGCGCCCAAAATGTATTTGATGAATTAGCTTTTCGATTGTAGCTAGTTTTTTTTTGGTTTCCCTTGACGGTTTCTTTTCTGCAAGCAAAGGCTTGCCATAGTTAGACAGGGCTGCAATCAATAGACCCTTTTCTTCTTCGCTTGCATATAGTTTAAGTGCCATTTATTCGCGCTCCCATTTACATTCAATAATATCTTGTTTGTTTTCTTCTTTTAACTTGGCCTTGTATAAGATAGCAGCAGCTAAGATGTTCCAAAGTATAAAAATAAAAAGCATTAGTAAAATTATATCTATCATCTATCTAAAAAAATGTAGCAAAAAGCAGTTAAGGCAAGCA